CAACTGCCAATTTACCATTGTAAAGATTATACAAAGCATCAGCAGCACCAGAAGTAGAGATAGCAACTGGACTTGGATAAGTAAAAAGTTTAAATGCAGTTGTAGTAGATGCAGCTGGAATAGCTACAAATACTCCTATACTGCTAACCACGAAAGCATCCTGAAGATTAAGAAGATTATTCGTTGCAAAATTTGTACCAGCACCTACACTGTTAACCAAGATAGGAATCTGATATGAAGTAGTTGTAGTAGACATTGCTACTTCAGAACGAATATAAGACTGTGAAAGAACTGCAGTACCAGCAGAAAATCCAGCATTGTTAACGAGATTCTTGGCATTGTCGAAAACAAGCCTTTGACCATGTTGTGTTGCCATTTTATTTAATTTTTAAAATTTAATTAATAACTGTATTCCTCATCCATTCCAGCAATAACTGAAAGGTTATCTTCAGAATATCCTGAAATTACGCTAAGATCATCACCAGCCATAACGGAAACAGGGATTTCCATTGCATTGTCAATTTGACCAAGTACACCAGTTGACTGAAGCAGACCAAGACCACCTGAGGCAATCATTCCATTACCAATCGCAACACCAAATGATCCTTTGATAAGTTTAGGGAAATAGGCTCCAATAGCAACAACCGCAGCAGATTTAATTTTTGCGTCAATGTTTGGAAGAATTTTACCTGAACTTGTTAGAACCCTTGCAGCAGCAGCACCAGCAACTAATCCAAGTGCATCCATCAAGAAAGATTTATCCATTGCTCCCATTTTGCGTGATTTTCTACGACGGCTGGGTGCAGACCTTTTTTTTCTACGTGCCATTTTTTTTGTTTTTTTTTGTTTAGTGGGAGCAATCCCAAGATTTTTATAGTAGTTTTTTTAATTCTTTAATATGTGCAATTAATTCTTTTTTCAATTTAATTGAAAATTCTAAATTATCTTTTTCATATTTTATTAAATTTTTATCTTTTGATATAATAGCATTTTTTAAATCAAGTCTTTCATTTATAATATCAATTTCAACATCATATAATTCATCTTCAGCAATACTAATTTTTTTTAATATTTTTTTATTTTGAGATTTTATACCACTCAAAACCCTAATATTTACATTATGAGATTTGCTATCTTTATGAATATCAGTAATTCTTTTTGATGCAATTTTTTTTGGTGCAGCCTTCTTTTTTTTAATGCTACCTAATTTTTCAAAAACAAAATTATTTTTTAAAAAATCTTTTGATATCCCACTATCAGATAGTTTTTTAGTTAAAGCATTTTGTAATTGCTTTTTACTCATTTTAGAAACTTCTACTGATTTTTTAGGTGCAGCCTTTTTAGGTGCAGCTTTTTTAGGTGCTGCCTTCTTTTTAACGGCACCTACTTTTTTATTTTTAGCAAATGCTTGTTTAAGTGCCTGTGCCTGTGTCAGTTTTGGATTACTTTTCCTTAACTTTTGTGCTTCAGTAACCGCCTTTTTAAAATTTGCTCTTGCTGCTTTTTGTTTTGCAGTCATAATTTTACTTTTTTAATGTTTTTTCACACCAGGTCAGCATTTCATAACCTCCCCATAATTGAAAACTTATATATCCGCACTTGTCCTGATCCCCTACGTAAACTTTTGCCCTTTTTAGGTATGAATAAATTTTTTTTACAAATTTTTCATTCAGTACCGCTCTATTTATTAACTTGATTCCTGTTTTAACTCCAGTTGCATTTTTGCAACTTCCTTTCATCATATTCAAAATATATCCTTCAGATGCGTTTTTTGATGCCTTTACTGGATAGTTTGAATACATATTAAAGGTGAAGTGAAAGTGATTATTTTTTGCGACTGATAAGATAAATAATTACCGCACCACCTATAACAATGGGTAGATAATTCATTTTTTTTGATCCATCAGCATTAAAATTATCAGTTTGATTTACAATTCTATCAACTTCATCCTGTGAAGCCTGTTCCATCCTTGAATCAGATTGTAATTTCTTTTCTACCACATTTTTAACTTGTTTTGCCAATACCCTTTTGCCTACTTCGCTAACTTCCTTAACATCAATTCCCAATTTAGACAAAAATTCAGCTAATTTAATTAGAATAGGTGCAGCAGTAGCGGAAGCAGCAGCAGCAGTAGTAGCAACAACACCGATTTGACCTTCTGAATTAAATTCAACTTCGTGTCCAGCAATACGTTTCTTTTTTGCTCCCTGTTCTACTTTTCTCAAAAGTTCGTTTGGATTACCACCTAAATTTTTCCACCAGTTTTGGGTTTCATCTGCCCTGTTATCAAAAGCAGTTTTTAATTTTGTTGCTAATCCCATAAAATTTAGACCAACTAACAAAAGAAATGATCCCCTTGCTGGTGCCAATGCTATTTTAAGGACAATTTTCTTTTTTTCTTTTTGTACTGGTGCAACTGCCTTAGCAGCAGCTTTTCTTTTTGTTTGACCTATTCCTGAAACGCTATATAATGGCATACTTGGAATTTTATCTATTTTATGGTAATATGTTTTCCTTTCATCAAATTTTGATAATACAGGATCTATAAAAAATTCGTTTCCATCCTTATCCTGGATAACTGCAAAAACGTGGTGCGGAATTTCATCCAGCAGCTTATAACTTGCAAAACGATAATAAATTTTATTATCAATTAATCCTTTGCGTTTGAGTGAGTCAAGTACCCCCATTGTAAAAAGAGAAAATGATTTGCAGTCATTTTTTGCTATTGAAAGTATAGCTGCGGGACTCATTATTCTTTGATTCTTATCAGATTCAATTGAATATTTTACATTCTTTTTAAGAAATTCAAACAATTTCTTCGCAGTTTGTACCCCATCACCTGAATAAAAATCTTTGCTAATTTTATCATATTCACTGGCGTACATTTTATGTGCAGACAACATTGCAGAAATAATATCAGGTACCTGTTGATCCCTAACAATCATTTTGGAATTACCACCAAAACTTTTTAACCTACCCAAAAGTATATTTTTCTGCATTAAATTAAATTCGCTTTATAGTTAAACGGAACCACTAAACCATCAAAATTGCCAGTACCTTTTATAGTATAATTTAAACCTTTCTTTAACCATCCCTTTGTACTGATCAGTTGCAATATTCCAATGGTAGGAGATGCCTGTATTTTAAGTTCAGATTCAGACCTTGCAGCAATTTTCTGATCACCAAAATTAGAAAAATCAGCAATTAATTTTTCCCCTAAATATACTTCCCCAGTAATGGCAGAAATATTAGCAGTTTGTCCAGTGGGGTTTTGGACTCCAAAAGTTAATTGAAATTTTTTATTGGCAAAACCAAGTTTTTTAAACATCAATTTTGTTTTACCAGCAAGTTGACTTTTACCGATAAAATAATATCCTGTTAATGCCGCTAAACCGATTAAAATAAAATTTCTCATTTTCAAAATTTTCTAATAATAACACAAAAATACTAAATATTATTCAAAAAAACAAATTTAGGTCAATCAAGGTCAGAAACAAGGTCAGTTTGGAGGTACACAAGGGCGCCCCTTTAGGGGCGCCCTGTGTCCTACCCATGTTTCCTGATCCAAATTGACCAACATAAAAACTGACCTAAACTGACCAACATTCATCAAAATCACTTTTCCTTCACCTTTGACAAATAAAAAAGGGGCAATTTGCCCCTTTTATGTTTGTATGTGGTGTTAATCTTTGTTAGGATGCCCCTGTGAGGTATTTTCGTGCCTCAAATTCCTTCGTACTCTTGCAATATAGGTTTACGTACCACCCACCACTTTTAAGGGCAAATTTGAGCAGATTATCCACGTTGTTAATATTCCGATATTTTCGGGGTGCAATTCCAGTTTCAGGTTTAAAAAAAATTATGGCAGTAAAAAGTTTCATTTGTTAGAAATTTTCTATTTTTGTAGTGAAGGGAAAGTGGTTTTTCGTTTGGAAGATCATTTGTCAAGTAGGGTAGGAATTAAAAAGCCTATCCTATTTTTTTTTTATACATATCCCCAAACTTAATTATTGATCCATCCAGCAACCAGTCTTTTAATACTTTTTTACAAGTGGTTGATCCTTTGCCTGTAAATTCCTCAAGGTCAGCTAACATATCAGAATATTTACGAGGTTCAAACAATATTCTGTTTATAAGACTTGTTTTTTCCATCCCAAAAATATAGGTTCCTGTGTTTTCCTTTGTATTATGTGCCTGTGTCCATCCTGATCCTGAATAATAAATGGAAATTGGGTTAAATTCATCACTCGACCTTAAAAAAGTAGCTGAAAGGTCAATAGTTTTGTTTTCCTTGTTTTTTTCAATTTTTAATACTGATTGCGCCTTCCTGTCAAGGTAAGATCCAATATGTCCAATACTATTTTGATCCTTTTTGCCTAAATGCAAAACACAAAGGATTAATAAATTGTGAATTTTAGTTATTTTTTTTAACCATTGTATTAAATAAAAACTTTGCTCTACTGAATTAAAATCAGAAATTAGATCCAATATTCCATCTAAAACCAAAATTGAGCAATCAGGATTCTCTTGCAAATATAGTTCTATCATTTGCTGGATCTCATTGGGACTATCTTCCCGAAATAAAAAACTATCAAAATTGTGGGGCAAATGATCAGTAATTATTTGTGTTCTGATTCTATCCAATACCCTATAATAGTCAAAATCGCTGCTTTCGGTATCTACATAACAAATCCGCTTCCTGTTTTGAGGAAAATTTAATTTCATTCCAAATATATCCCAAGTTGTAAATGCAGAAGCAATGGCAGAGGTTATAAATGTACTTTTACCAGCCTTTGGCAATCCCTGAAAACATACAAAACTTTGTAAACAACCTATATTTTTACCACCAATAG